CGTGCGCTTGACCCTGACGTGGCACAGCTCGTCGAGCCGTACCGACGCATGCGTCTATTCGCATGAGTTCAACCACTACCGTCTCCCAGATCAAAACTGGTTTGGCTGCGAACCTGGCAACCGTGTCAGGTCTTCGCGCTTACGCCTATCAGCCCGACAATGTGAACACCCCGTTCGCTTGGCCGTTGCTGGATTCAATCCAGTACAACGGGGCTATGGGTGGGGGTTTGATTACCCACAAGTTCACGATCAGTGTTGTGGTGGGTCGTTCGGCTGAACGCACTGCACAAACTTTGTTGGATGGGTATCTGTCGTATGCCGGTGCTATTTCAATCCGTCAGGCGATTGAGTCGGATCGCACCTTGGGTGGGGTTGTGCAGGACTTGATCGTCGAGTCTGCAAGCAACATCTCTACCCTTGAAGCGAACGACGCAATCTATCTGGCGATTGACTTCACGGTCACGGTGTACGCCTGACCCCTTGCCGAGTGTTGCTTGTGGCGTGTAGTGTTATCGCATCGGCTCTGCCGAGCAGACATCAACTCAAACGCCGATAGGCAGGAGCAGACATCATGGCCAAGCAAGTACTCACAAACGTGGCAGTTACCTACGGCACTGCAAACACCGATATTTCGGCGTACGTAACGTCAATTACATTGTCATCCAGTGCGGCGGAAGTTGCCACAACTTCGATGGGTTCTTCAGCTGTGACACGCATTCAAGGCTTGATCGATAACTCGATCACAATGGAATTGCAACAGGATTACCCAACGATTGAGAAGTTGTTCTTTGATGCGTTCACTGCTGGTACTGCTGTACCGATGACAGTGAAGCCGAACGGTACTGCTGCTGCTTCGTCCACGAATCCTCAGTATGCGTTTTCGGTTCTGCCGACTTCACATGAGATGGTCAAGGGTGCCATTGGCGATCTGGCCACCATGTCAATCAGTTTCCCAATCTCTGGTGCAATCACCAAGACTGGCACCAACGCCTAATACAAATAATTCCAATCCCTTACCTGCGGAGGTAGAGAATGAAAATCGCACTCAGTTTGACTAGTGCATTAGATAGTAAGCAACGCACAATCATTGCTGCGTTTCCTGACTTCATTGCGTTTGAAAATAAATACAATCGCAGTGTTGCCAAGTTTGAAGCCGAACTCACCTTGACCGATCTTGCATACCTTGGATGGCATGCAGAGAAACGGTTGAAGAAAACTGGGTTGGACTTTGAATCATGGTGTGATGAGATTGAAGCACTCGAAGTGGGAGATAGCGCAGACGCAGTGATCGTCCCTTTGGAGACCAGTCAGCCCACTGGGTAATTTCCTATTTGTCTGTAGAGACAGGGATTGCACCTTCAGTGTTGCTGGCAGAAGAACCACGAATGCTGTTCACAATGTTGGCTTATCTTCGTTGGAGAGCCATTCATCTAGGCAAGTAGTATTCGTGTATGGCAGGTCGAGCAGGATTATTCAACGCAAGCGATGCGATGAATGCACCGGTGCAGATTGAAGGCATCGCAGACTTCCTTCGTGATCTTGCCAAGACATACCCTGACTTCAACAAAGAAGCACGTATTGCCAGTCAAGGTGTGGCAGAGTTGCTTGTTGCAGCGGCAACCTTTGAGGCTGCATCGGTGACCCGTAATCGTCAGGCGTTAGAAGTGATGAAGGGCATGAGGGCGCAACGTGACCGTATCCCTACAATCAAGTTGCAAGACAAGTCTGGGTTCGTGTCCAAGTCCAAGCCGAACCGAAGTCGCAAGACCAAGGTGACCAGGGGCGACGTGTTCTTTGGTGCCGAGTTCGGTGGTGGCAAACATGGCTCATCGAACAGGACGGTGGCTGGGGCTAAGTCTCGGGCTGGTACTGAGATGGGACGTAAGGGTGGGGGCAGGACGACACAGTTCCTTCGTCATCGTGGGAAGTCTGGGTACTTCTTCTGGCCTACTGTGCGTAAGAACAAGGAGAACATTGCCAAGGAGTACTTGAATGCTATTGACAAGGTTCTGGACAAACTGAAAGATCGTTGACTTTGGCTGTGGGTTCGCTACCCTGTAGACAGGGAGGCGTTCATGGTTGTCTATTTTGATTCGGTTAAGTCTGTTCAGCCGTAGCCGTTTGCCACGAATTGGGTTGACCTCAAGGAACGCTTGATGCACCATGAGGAGAATGCCAACAAGTCTGATGGTGCGTTGTGGTCACCTGTCGAGTATTACCAAGGTAGGACTCGCGGTAATACTGCGATCAGGTTCATTGAAGCGTTGGTCGTTGACATGGACGGCGAATCGTTTGCGAACGCCAACCTTGACGGCTACGAATATCTTGCCTACTCCACCTATTCACATAGACTAGACGATCCTCACTATCACTTAGTTTTGCCGTTGGCTGAGCGTGTACCGGCAGGACTGTGGCGAGCTGTGTGGGCTGAGTTGCATGAACGAATCAACCTTGTTGGTGACCCTGCAACGAAAGATGCTGCGCGTATCTTCTATCTTCCACAACATGCACCAGATCAGCCGTTTGAGTTTCACGATCAATCAGGCAAGTTCATCGACACCGACTTCCAATACGAACCTTCTCGCAACCCAACACCAGCGTCACCACGTCAGTCCGCTCAGCCTCGACGCAAGCGCACTGTTCGTGTTGAGATGAATGATGCTTGGTGGGATGCAGGCAAAGTGATCACAAAGTATGACGGTCTTGAAGGTAAAGCATTGTGGTCTGCTGTGTTGGCTGACTTCCGTGCCTTGCGCTCGGCTTGTGAGGATGTCATCTAGAATTGCCGTATGGCTGGCGTTCGCACATTCGTAGTTCGGTTCCTTGCTGACGCAGAGCAGTACAAGAAGGGCATCAAGCAAGTCAACGATGGCATGGGCGGTTTGAAGACCGAGGTGTCAAGTCTGTTGCCGTCATTCAAAACAATGGCGATTGCTGGTGCAGCTGCGTTCGGTGCTGTGAGCGCGTTCGCATTCAAGGCTGTGCAGGCTGCGGCTGAAGATGAAAAGTCGCAAGCTTCGTTGGCTGCGCAGTTGAAACGAACCTTCGGTGAACAGCAAGGTCTGACTGATGCTGTTGAGCGTTATATCTCGGTGACTCAACTTCGTACTGGAACCAGTGATGTTGAGTTACGTGATTCAATCGGGACTTTGATTCGTAGCACAGGCAATTTGAAAACAGCACAAAACTTGTTGACTGTTGCACAGGATGTCTCTGCTGCTACAGGGAAAGACCTTGCATCAGTTTCATTGGCTCTCGCCAAGGCCAGCATGGGTCAGTTCACTGCGTTGGGAAAACTTGGTATCCCATTAGATGAAAACACAAAGAAGTCAAAAGATTTCGGTGAGGTGCTAGATACTTTGCAAGTTCAATTTGGTGGTGCTGCGGATGCTGCTGCAAACACATTCGGTGGCAAATTGGAAATTATCAAAGGACAGTTTGGTGAGATTGTAGAAACAATCGGTGCAGCGTTACTTCCATATTTGGATAGGTTTGCCACGTTCTTGGTGAACAATGTTGCTCCTGCTGTTCAACGGGTCACTAGCGTCATCGGTGAAAAGGGTTTGATTGCAGGGTTCCAACAGTTAATCTTTGAATCTGGTGGTGCTGGTACAGCTGTTGTTTCTGTCCTTAGAAACATTACCATAGCAGGGGCTGAAGCAGCAAACATTTTGTACAAACTTGCGTACTTTGCAAAAGCCGCTATTGAGCCAAATTATCTTGAGAAAGTTAAAAGTATTGCCAAAGGATTCACTGGGCAAGCGGTTGACGTTGACAAACTTAGAGCATCATTTGACAAACTTGCTATACCAATCAATAACTATGCCGTCAAAGGAATCCCTGCTGCGATTCTTGCACAACAAAGATTTGGAATAGGACTCCAAGATTTAGAAGACGACGAACTTCCTGGTGTAGCTAAGGCTGTGAAGAAGGCTACAGAGAAGTTAAAGGAATACACGGATCAGTTGAAGTCAAGCAACTCTGCACAGAAGTCGTTTGATAAAGCACAGAAGAATTCAATCAAGGCTGGCAAATCCTTAACTGATGCGAATGCTGATTTGGCTACAGCTCAAGATGCGTTGAATGCTGCTGTTGCTGGGTATGGTCAGGACTCACCAGAAGCTAGGAAGGCTGCAACAGCATTGGCTACGGCTCAACGTGATTTGGAGCGTTCAAATTATAATGTTGAGCAATCATTGTTTGATGTTACTGATGCTGAAGAAAATCTAGCAAAAGTTCGTTCTTCATCTGGTGCTGATCCAACCACCATTCGTAACGCTGAAATTGATTTGGCTAAGGCTAAAGCACAGGTTGAACAATCAACATTTGGTGTGATTGACGCTGAAGCAGCGTTAAAAAAACTCCGTGATTCACCTGATAGCAATGCTATTGATTTACGCAAAGCAGAGTTGAATCTTGCTGATTCCAAGTTTTCTGTTGAAGAAGCTTTGTTTGCAGTCAAAGACGCACAAGATAAATTGAATGAAAGTTTGTTGACTAAAGGTTCAACACCTCAAGAGATTCGTGAAGCTGAGATTAGGTTGTCTGAAGCGAAGTTGGCTGTTGCTGACGCTAGTGACAGTCAGAATGATGCAACTAAGACTTTGACTACTTCTCAGAATCTGTTAAATGATGCGATCTTTGGTGCGTCAATCGGTTCGGAGATTTATACAGAGTTGTCGGATGCTTTGACTGACGCAAAGACAAGACAGGCTGATGCTGTGATTGATGTGGCTGAGGCGATTGAGCGTGAGACTGATGCTCTTACTTTGTACGCTAAAGCGATTCAGGATGCTGGCAAGATTGCCAATTTGTATCCTAAAGTTACTGGAAAGTTTAACATCAATAACCCGATGGCTGGTTCGGCTAATACGATTCCTTCAACGGTGACCGGTAACTCGACTGGGTTCAAGGCGAATCCTGCTGGTGGTGGTTTGGTTGTCAATGTAAACGCTGGGATGATTAGTGATGAAGCAACACTCATCTCCGATCTGAACGATATGTTCACAGACTTTGCTCGGTTGAACGGTAATCAGTTTGCTGGTTTTGTCGGAGTGCGCTAGTGGCGAAGGCTGCGAAGTGGGGTTCAACATACAAGGTGTTGTTGGATGTCGGCTTCTTGGCTGATGCGTTCACATTGGATGCAAGCGTCTTGGATGGCACTGATGTGTTGAATGGTTCAACAGACTTTGTGGATGTCACCGAGTATGTAACAAACATCAATATCAATCGTGGCCGTGCAACACAACTTGATTCGTTCCCGTCATCCAACTGCACCATCGTTGCCGATGATCGTGCAGCTGAACGATACTTTGATCCGCTGAACACAGCATCGGAATGGTATTCGGGTGGGACTGTGGGTATCGCACCACGTCGCAAGTTTGAGGTGTATGGAGGTACAGCCGGAACGACTTCAATGTTCTCAGGGTTTGTGTACGACTTGAACATTGACTATGCCGAACCGAACCTGTCCACAGCAACAATCGTTGCCACCGACGCACTCGGTCAACTTGGTCAAACCGTCCTGACCGCATTCAACCCTTCATCACAGTTGACCTCTGCCCGTGTGTCTGCGATCTTGGATCGTCCAGAGGTTTCGTTCTCGACTGCGACTCGAAGCATTGAGACTGGGATTGCGACGTGTGGAACGGTTGCATATGAGGATGCGACGAATGTGTTGCAGGCGTTGCAGGATGTGGCGACGGCTGAGGGTGGGCGTTTGTTTGTTGATCGTTCTGGGTTGTTGAACTTTGATGCTCGGATTGCGGTGTCGTTTGGTACGGCTGTTGGTTCGTTTGGTGGTACGGCTGGGATTCCGATTTTGTCGTTGTCAAATATCTATGGGGCGGAGACGGTGTTGAATCGTGTTGCTGTGCAGATTGATGGTGGTACGGCTTCGAGTATTGCGTCTGGTACAGCGTCGCAAACTCAGTATGGGATCAAGGCGTTGTCGTTGACTGGTGTTCCGTTGGCCACTGATGCTGCTGGGTCTGCGTTGGCTGCATCATTGTTGACACGGTTTCAAGACCCTGTGGTGAGGTTCTCGGAGATGGATGTGTTGTTGAATGCGTTGACTACAGCACAACAGCAAACGATGGCAGGCTTAGAAATTGGTGACATTTTATCCGTCAGCAAACAATTCGCCACCGGTACCCCCAGCACCGTCACCCAGAACGTCGTCGTCGAATCTATTCGCCACAGCGTCAACCCGTCACGGCACACTGTCACTATCGGGATGGGTCAAGTTGAGCTTGTACTAGCATTCATCTTGGACACGTCGGAACTTGACGATCCAATTTACGCACTACAATAGGAGCACTATGGCATTACCAAACGTATTCACCAGTGGCGATGTATTCACAGCAGCGAACGCCAACCTCCTACGCTCAAACCAATACAACCTGACCACCTCAACCAAGACCGCTAACTATGTTTTAGTGGCTGCGGATGTAGGCACCAGAGTCCTGATGAATGCAGCAGGAACAACTTCGATCACAGTCAATACCTCATTGTTCGTTGCTGGCGACACACTAGAAATATCAAACATCGGTGCAGGGGTTTGCACAATCACAAGCGGAACTTGCACAGTAACAAGTTCAAGCAGTCTCGCATTAGCACAATACGTATCAGGCACCTTGTTCTTCACATCTGCCTCAGCAGCAATCTTCATTGCCTCAGCCGTGACAACAACGCCAGGCTTAACGCTTGTTAGTGCAACAACAATTGGCACAACAGTTTCATCCGTAACGGTTTCAAGTGCGTTTAGTGCTACTTATGACAGTTATTTAATTACAATTAGCGGCGGAATAGCAAGCACTGGCGGAACACTTAAAACAACTTTGGGTTCAACAACTACTGGTTACTATTCTAAAACTATTTACGGCGGATATGCAGACAATGTGGTCAACGGTTTTGGTGCTGCCAATGCTGCAAGTTGGGCTAATACAGGAACACTTACCGCTAACACAATTGCGTACAATGTGACTCTTGTAAATCCGTTTTTATCAAAAAATACTCATGTTTATTCACCAAATAGTGGTTCAGCAACTACAGAATCATTTTACAGTTTTGGTGGCTATTTGGCTGACACAACCTCTTATACGGCATTTACTTTAACACCATCAAGTGGAACGCTGACAGGCGGAACATTACGCGTCTACGGATACGCAAACAGTTAGGACATGACATGACATACGCAGAAGCCCTAGCAATGTACCCACACGACGAAGTCAATATACAAGTTGATGGCGTGGTGCGCACGATGACACCAGCGGAATACGAGGCGTTTATACAACGCCAAGTTGATTATGTGCCACTTGGCTAACTGATGTGTTTCGTTCTCGTTGGCTGATTGTTGCTCCTGCGCTTCTAGCCTCGATCTTTAGTTTCATTCCGTCAGCGTCAGCTGAACTAGCACCAGGGTTGTTCACCTCGTATTACACGATTGATGAGATACCTCCTGTCATGTCTGACACTGAGTATCCATTGTGTGGTTATGAGGTTGAGAACAACATCAATCGTTCGTATGACGGTGAGCCGTATTTAGATTGCACGAACGATCTGTTCATGGTTCACATGACAGGCTTTATCACGATCCCTGAACACAACACGATTGAGTTCTGGTTGGCTTCTGATGATGGTGGCCGTATCAGTATTGGTGGGAACGAGTGGGGCAACTGGGGCGATCAGGGTTGCAGTTGGATGGAGTCGGGGCAGATAGACATTAGTGCAGGCAGTCAACCACTTGACCTGTGGATGTATGAGAACGGCGGCTCCACGTGCGTGATGCTCGCGTGGAATATCAACGGTCAAGGTTTTGAGATAGTTCCGGATGATGCGTTCACAACCAACGGTGAATCAACCACGACTACGACCAGCACGACTACGACCAGCACTACCACCACTAGCACGACTACGACTACGACAACTATTCCTGAGACAACTACAACCAGCACAACCACGACTACAAGTTCAACGACTACGACTTCAACTACTTCTTCGACGACCACAACTTCCACAAACCCACCAGAGCCAACAATGCCAGAGCCACCTGCAACGGTTCCTCTGCCACCCACACCTGAGACAACTCCACCAGATACACAGCCTGCTCCACCAGAGACACTGCCAGCCGTACTACAACCATTACTCCCTCCCATCCCTGACACGATGCCAGAACCACCAGCAACGCTACCGACAATCCCATTGCCCCCAGACACCCTGCCCCCACCCCCAGACACAATCCCATTGCCACCAGACACAATGCCCCCACCCCCAGACACCCTGCCAGAAGCACCACAAGCCCCTGAGACAAGCGAACCAGCCGAAGACGCAGAACTCCCACCCATCAGCGATGAGGCTGTAATCGAAGCCCTAGCAGACATCGAGCAAGCAACCCCAGCAGAAGTCAAAGCCATCGTCACCGAGCTGCTCGCCTTCGCCCTCACCACCGACCAAGCCGTGTCCGTAGCATCCGAACCGGCAGTGCTGGAAGTGTTGACGAACGCTGAAGCTGAGCAAGTATTTGAGCAGGTTGCGGTTGAAGAACTGTCAACGGAGCAGGCTGTTGAATTGGTGGCTGCTGTGCAGGAAGCACCCACCAAAGTGCGTAAAGCATTCGAGGCTGTGTTGAATCTGTTTGAAGGTTTCGCTGATGATTATGTGATGACGAATCAGACTGTGCCTATCAAGACTCGACGTGCGCTGATCGCTCTCAGTGCTGTATTCTTGGTGTCAGCCCCTGCACCAATCCGAAGGAATACGCGATGAAGATATGGGGTGAGTTCCATGCGTTGCTGTGGACGATTGCTGCATCTGTCACGACGATCCTCACGTTGTCGGGGGCTATCCAGAAGGTCGTGATCTGGCTTACTGTTGGAGCATTAGTTCTGCACCTGATCGGCGCACTCACCAAGAAAGAAGAATCAGAATGAAGAAGTTCCAAGATGTTGCAGGTCGTATCGTTGCAGTGTTCATGTCTTCAGCGTTGGCGATCGTTGGCGGCAGTGCAATTTTGGCACCCGAATTGGCGATCTGGAAGTCGGCATGTCTTGCCGGATTCGCAGCATGCGCCACCGTGATTCAGAAGCTCGCCTCCGCATCGCTTGATGGCAACCTGTCAATGGAAGAAATCAACGACGCATTCGGCGCAAAGAAGAAGTGACCCAATGACCAAGATGCCTTGGCCTGTAGTCCCGATCAAGTGGTGCGAACATCTCAAAGGCAAGAAGCCTTCGCAGGTATCGCTCACGATGTTGCGACCGATCACAGGTGGCGGTCAGTTGCACCATTGTGCTGCTCGCGCTTGGGAAGCAATGAAGCATGCAGCGATGGCTGAGGGTGGGATCAATCTGAAGCCGACGAGTTCTGGCGATACTTTTAGAAGTATTTCTCAGCAGAAGGCTGGGTTCCTGCAAAGATTTCAGGTCGAGTTTTTGGAAGGCGCACAGACCCGAACATACGAGGGCAAGAAGTGGTATCTAAAGAAGGGCATGGCTGTACTTGCGTCGCCTGTTGATGATCCTGCGAAGTGTTCACGTCACATGATGGGCATCGCAGTCGATGTCGCAAACGCTTCTGGGAAGGTGTTGGCATGGCTGTTGGAGAATGAGCGACGCTTCGGCTTCTCACATGAAGTGGTGAACATGCCTGGTGCAGAACCTTGGCATCTCAGGTTCACCGAAGGTCAAGCAATGCCACAAGCCGTCCTCGACTACGAGGCAACACTGCCACCGAAGCCGGTTGCCTGATGGACTGGGGCATTGTTGTCGCAGCGTTGGTCACGGCTGTGGGTGGGATTTTGACAACGCTGATGGTGGTGTTGCGTAAGGAGAACACGCAAGACCACGCAAAGGTTGTGGATGCCTTGCAGGTGCTTAGTGGAAATGTGACGAACATTGGTACTAAGTTGGACGGACACATCGATTGGCATCTCAAGGGGGTACCTAATGGCAAAGTTTCTTCAGGAAATCAAAGCCCAAGAACTAAGAGGCGCGTCAAAGATTGACGACATCATCGCCAAACTCTCTGCCGAAGATGGCAAAGACTTGCGCGAAGCATTGAACGATCCAACGATCAGACCAATGCAGATCATCCATGCGTTGAAGAAGCGTGGATTGAAACTGTCACCATCATCAATCACCCGATACAGAGACAACCACAATGTCTCTAGCTGACGACCTGCGCGAAGCAGGTCAACCAGCATGGCCAGTGATCCAACCTGGCAAACGATACACAGTCCCCACCCTCAACCCACAACCCATCAAGCACGGCGAATACCAGACGGCTGTGATCCTGCCGGATATGCAGATCGGATACTTCCACAGTGCATCAGGCTTGGAAGCAATCCACGATGAGCAAGCGATTGAGGTTGCGTTGCGGATCATCAAAGCATCAAAGCCTGCACAGATTGTCATGGTTGGCGACAACCTCGACTTGTGCGAGTTTGGAAAATATAGGTACACGCCTGCCTTCGCCAGAACAACCCAAGCTGCAATTGATAGGGCAACTGAGTTGTGCGCACAGTTACGCAAACTCGCACCCCAAGCCACGATCACATGGATTGCAGGCAACCACGAAGAACGCCTTGGCAATTATGTTCTGGACTCGGCTGCTGCTGCGTTCGGCTTGCGACGTGGCAAGGTGCCGTCCGAGTGGCCTGTGATGTCGGTACCGTATCTGTGCCGGTTGGATGAGTTTGAAGTGGAGTATCTGAGTGGATACCCAACTGGTGCGCATTGGATCAATAACAATTTGAAGGTCGTTCACGGTGATCGCGTCGCATCTGGCGGCTCGACCAGCCATAAATATCTGTCATCTGAAAAGGTGTCGGTTATCTTCGGTCATATTCATCGGCGCGAATGGGCTGAACGAACAAGGGATTATCACGACGGTGCGCAAACAATCATGGCTGCATCACCAGGATGCTTGGCAAGAACTGACGGTGCAGTGCCATCGACACGCGGAGCAACAGACACTGATGGTCGTCCGTTGTATCGATCAGAAGATTGGCAAACAGGAATCGCAGTAGTCGAGTATGAATCTGGTGACGGAGCGTTCGTGTATGAACAGGTTGCGATCCGTAACGGTTGGGCAAGGTGGCGTGGTGTGGACTACCTCGCATCCCAGCCGTGAGCAACCCGATGGTGTTGGTGACGTGGGCTGATGCTCATTCGGGTGTGGCAACGTGGACACCGATTGACTCACTCGACAAAGATGAGATGATCGTGTCCACCTGTGGATTCCTGTTGGCAACCTGCGATGGTGGCAAGCCTGACCACATTACGGTGTATCAGTCAAGAACGCAGGAGGATGATGTTGACCATGTTTTGCACATTCCCGTAGCTATGGTTCGCCATATGTCAATTTGTAGCCCCGAAACCCTTACAAAATAAGGCTTAAAAAATATCTAAAATAATGCTTGCATTTGTCTTACAATGCCTATACATTCAAGTCATCAAGGAAATACCTTGAGTTCCAAAGGAGGGACATCATGCAAGTTACAGAAATCCTCAAGCAGTTAGAAATCCAAGAGGGCAACCTCAAAGCTGGATACGACTTCGGTGCGAAGTCAGCGTTCATCATCGCCACAATCAAGAAGATCAATGATCTTCAAGTTGCATTGGATGAAGCAACAGAATTGGTGGTTCTCTAATGACCACGACAATCACAGCAAGAATATGGAGCGACCTAGGAGGTCGTTGCGTATGTGATAACCACCTCGGCAATGAAGCATCGTTCAAGTTGGCGAAGCGACCATCAGCCAAGACCATCACCACATCAATGACCAAGTGGGCAATCTTGCGCACAGACTTTGTTGCAACTCTCAGCAACGAATTCTTCAACGGTGGCACAGTTTGCGAATCATGCAGGGAGGGACGATGAACCGAATTACGCAGACACCAAGTTTCACTACACGAATCATTGGGGTAGTTGAATCAGATTGCCCCGATGATGGTGGCAGGTGGTCTTTAATGTGCGAACACCTTGTTGATGGTGAATGGATCAACGCAGGGATTATTCAAGACACAAACAAGCGCAGACTTGCAGAGTGGACACACGCAAAGCGTGGCGATGGATACACAACTTGGTGTCCAGAATGCCAAGAAGCAAATGGTGATTGGGTCAGGTATCACTCGTGACCAAGTATCCAACGTTCACAATTCGATTGCCACAAGACACCATTGATTGGCTCAAGGCTGAGGCAACCCTATTTGATACATCCATAGCAGACATAGTGAAAAGGTCATTAGACCACTACCACGAGACAAAATACTCATCGACCGACTAGGGTAGGTCTTGGCTCGTTCGCACCCGATTGGTCGCTGAACAGCCCCCACACCTTCCTCCTTGGGTGTGGGTTATATACCCATCAACCTGCGAAGATCGGACAAGACATGAGACGCATCACAGCAACCAT